GAATCAAATTTTAAAACAGATAGTAAGATTTCTTACGATATCCTTTTTTCATAATAAAATAAAAATAATAAAATGTCATTAAATTTAACAGGATTAACTGCATATACTAAGCAACTTGTAAAACCTTTATTAACAAGTGCAGTATTTGATGCAAAGACACAACAAATGATTAAGGACAATGGTATAGTAATACCAGGTGCTAAATCAGCAGTACAGATTCCTTTAATGGATACTGATGCTGCATTTCAAACAGATGCTTGTGGTTGGTCAGCAAGTGGCACTACAACATTTACACAATCTACAATTACAGTAGGTAAAATCAAAATTGAAGAAGCAATTTGTGTTAAAGATTTAGAAGCATATTTCACACAAGAAGCATTAAAAGCAGGTTCTACTTATACTGAATTTCAGAATGCAGATTTCCAAGCAGCATATCTTGAGAAGAAAAATAAGAGAATTGCAGCACAATTAGAATCAGCAATTTGGCAAGGTGATACAACTGGAAGTGGTGGAATGAACTTAAACAAGTTTGATGGTTTCCAAAAATTAGTATCATCAGCAGCAGTAAATGCAAATGTAAGTGGTTACAATGGAACAACTGGTGCAATCACAACTGTTAGTGCATCAAATGTTGTAGCAGCAACAGAAGGTATTTACAAAGCAATTCCAGTAGCAGTTTTGGCTAAGGGTGATGTAAAAATCTTTGTTGGAAATGATTGGTACAGATTGTTAATTATGGCATACAGAGCATTGAATTTGTTTGCTTATAATCCACAAGATGTAAATGCATCAAGTTTTGTTTTACCAGGTACAAATGTTGAAATAGTTTCTGTAAATGGTTTAAATGGAACTGGTGATGCTTATGCAGCAAGTTTGTCAAACATGGCTATTGCAGTTGATTTGGTAGATGAAGATCAAGCATATACAATGTTCTACTCACAGGATTTTAACGAAATCAGATTTAGAGCAAGTTTTAAATTGGGAGTTGGAACTGGATTTGCTTCAGAGTGGGTTAAGTTTATAGCAGCAATCTAATATTAACAATAATTAAATAATCAAAGGGTGGTGCAATAAACACCACCTTTTTAATACTTAAAAATATGCCTTGTGTAATAAATTCAGGATATACAATCAGTTGTAGAGAATCAATTGGTGGAATCCAAGCAATATGGGTTATTGAAAATTCAAACTTGTATGATGCAAGTGGTAATTCAAGAGTAACAGAAGTTAGTGGAACTGTTACTGCTATGACAAAAGCAAGTGGTAAAAGATTCTATAAAATAGAAGTACCAAGAGCAACTGCATCTTCTTCAAATGCTTTAACTGCATCACAAGAAAATGGAACTATCTACTACACACATCAAGTAATGTTCCCAATGAACTTGAGAGATGCAACAACAAGAAATCTTGTTAATACTTTAGCAAAGAACAGAGTTACAGTTGTTACTTTAGAAGGTGATGGAGTTTACAGAATGTTTGGTAAAGATTTTGGTTTAATGGTTGATACTGCTGAATCAGGAAGTGGAACTGCATTAGGTGATAGAAATGGTTATATGTTAACTATGACATCAATGGAATCAAATGATTTCCTTGTAGTTTCTTCATCAGTAGCAGCGAATTTAGAAGTAGCAGGATAGTAATTAGTAAATAATAAATGAGAAGCACCTGCCTATTGAGTAGGTGCTTTTTTTGATTATATATGATAAATTTAACCAAAGGAAATACTGAATCAATTATTGTTACACCATTAGAAAATAGTGCAACAACTTATTCAATATTTTACTTTAAATTTACATCAAGAATAACACAAGATGAAGTTGAAGTTTGGTTAACTAATACAAGCACAAAAGAAAGGTATCAGCAATTTTCATTAGTAGTTAATAGTAAGTTTGCAAATGAGGTTGAAGGGTTTTACACTTATGAAATATATGGTGCAAATAATGGTTCAACATTTGTAAATGTTTTATTAGAAACTGGATATATGTATTTGCATCCAGCAACTAACTTTGAACCTACAACATATAATGACCAAATAAACACTTTTAAAGTTTACAATGGACAATAATTATAAGCATATAGTATTACAGTTTGACCAAGCAGAACAACCAATTTTCAAAGAGAAAAAGAAAGATGGTTATGTTGAGTTTGGAAAGGATAACAATTATCCAACTTATTTACTATCACTTTATAACGAATCACCTAAACATGGTGCGATAATAAAATCAAAGTGTAATTATATTTATGGTAAAGGTTTTGAAGTACCAGGCAATGCAAACAGCAAAGGTGAAACATGGAATCAGATTGTAAAAAGATGCATAAAGGATGATGAACTTTACAGAGGTTATTATTTACAGGTAATTTGGAATAGAGCAAAGCAAGTAAGTGAGGTTTATCATATAGAGTTTGCAAAGGTTAGGGTGAGTAAGGATATGCAAGAATTTTATGTTAAAAATGATTGGACAGATTTTAGAGAGAAAGCAAGATGTTACCAAGCATTCAATTTAAACAATCCAGTAGGCAGTCAAATATTCTATTACAAAGAATATAATCCATCAAGTGAAATTTATCCTTTACCAAGCTATTTTAGTGGTTTAAATTATGTGGAATCAGATATTAAAGTTTCAAGGCATTTATTAGGGTTAGCAAATCAAAGTTTCACTGGTACTACTTTAATCAATTTAAACAATGGCAATCCTTTAAATGAAGAACATAAAGGACAAGTAGAAAGGGATTTATTGAATAAGTTTACTGGTGATTCAGGAAAGCGAGTTGTTATAATGTTTAACAATAGCAAAGATAATGCTGCAGAAATATTGCCATTAGGAACATCAACACTTACAAAAGAAGATTTTAATAATGTAAATAATTTGATTTCACAAGAAATAATGATTTGTCATCAGGTTGTATCACCTTCATTGATGGGTGTAAAAACTGAAGGGCAGTTAGGTGGTAGGGGTGAAATTAGGGAAGCATACGAGATATTTAAGAATGTATATTGTGAAGAAAGAATCAATGAGATTGAAAGCATATTTACTAAGTTTAGAAATCTTAAGGGTGAACCAGGTGAGTTTAAGTTGATTCCTATTGAACCATTGAAATTTGAATTTAGTGAAAATATTATTGCACAAAATTTAACACAAAATGAAATCAGGGAGTTAATGGGCAAAGAACCATTAAATGCAGGTCAAGTAACAAGTGATGGAGTTGTAGCAGTACAAAGTGAAGTACCTGCTAAAATGGAAACAAATGATGCTATAAAGAACTTATCAGGTAGGCAATATCAAAATGTAATGAGGATTGTAAGACAATTTTCAACTGGCAAGATAAACAAGCAACAAGCATCATTGATGTTAAAGAATGGGTTTGGTTTTACTGATGTTGATGTAAATACTTTTTTAGGAATTGATGACAATCCATTAACTGAAAATGAGATTCAGCAGTTTTCAATGGATGATGAAGAAAGATTGATAAATGAGTTTGCAAATTGTGGGGAAGATTCAAGCAAGTATGAGATCAAAGAAAGAATTAGGTTAGCAGATAGTTTTGCAGATGTTAATGAAGATGAAGCAAAAGTGATTAAACTTTTAACTGATAATAAGAATCTTACAAATGAAGAAATTGCAAAGCAATTAGATTGGGAAGTACAAAAGGTAATTAATATCATTTCAGGGTTAATAGATGCCAATATTTTGCTTACAAAATTGGTTAAGGTAGGTAGTGATACAATTATAGAAACAAAGGTTTTAAAGCCATTGAGTGAGTTAGGAGTAAAAAGTGGTAAAGCAGTATTTATTAGATATACTTATGAATGGCGAGATATGGTTTCAAATAGAAATATAAATACATCAAGAAAGTTTTGTCAAAGAATGTATGAAATGTCTGCTCATAAAGGTAGTGCAGGAAAGTATTGGTCAATGACTGACATTCAAAACATATCAATGAGATTAGGATATGATGTATTAACAAGGGTAGGTGGATGGTGGACAATGCCAAATGGTGAGCATTCAATTCAATGTAGACATGAGTGGTTTCAAAATCTTGTAACTGAAAAATAATGAGTAAAAATATTTTATTTATATCTGCTGAAACATTTAAGCAAAGAACTGGTGCATCAAATGCAATAGATGACAAGCAGTTATTTCCAATGATTAAGGTTGCAAGTGATATGAACATTCAACCAACATTAGGTTCTACTTTATATAATAGATTATTGGCAGGAATTGATGCAGATAATTTAAATGTGTATGAATCTGCATTGATAAATGATTATATTACTGATTGTGTAATTTGGTACACAATGAGTATGTTACCTATTGGAATGGGTTATCAGTTATTCAGTAAAGGTTTTCTTCAAAAAACTGCTGAAGAAAGTAATACACCAAGTAGAGGTGATTTAGAATTGATAGCTGCCAATTATCTATCAATGGCAGAATTTTACAAGACAAGATTAATAAAATACTTGCAACAGAATTACATTTTATTTTATGAGTATTATAATAATTCAGGTGCATTAGATGTAATATTTCCTGAAAGAAAAGGATATTCATGTCCTATATATTTAGGCAATTCAACACCACCAAATGTATTTGGATTAGTTTCAAGTTATGGTGGTGGAGTAGGAGTTTCACAAATGGCATATTATACAGCAACAGGTGGTGAAAGTACATTCAATATAACTGCACTTTCATCAAGAACAACAATTATGGCAACAAGAAGTGGTTTGGTTAAGACAATTACAACAAGTCCAACATCTGATACTGGTTTCATACAAATCAATAATGCAACAATTACATTGCCAACTGGTGATGTAGCAGTAGCAGGTGAATTGTTTACATTCTTATATCAATAAATGAAAACTTACAAAAAAGAGTACATTCAAAAAGTAAAAGAAAAATTCAATGACCTACAACCA